TTGTCTGGCCAGTATAAACAGCTTGCAGAGCCTGTTGTACTTCAGCAATATCAACATCGTAGAACGAGGAAATGTCGCCCGCCAGTTCAGTCAGGGTAAGTGACATGTCAGACATTTTGCCTGTTGTGACACCATACTCTTTGTTAAGACCAGTGGTTTCATCCACAACTTTAGATGTCAGCGCACCCCAGTCTTTAAGGTGCTGATGTGCGTCAGCTACAGCTTGGTCTGATAAGCCAAGGGCATTGCCCATTGCCTGATATCTGGACGCAATCTGTTTGAACGTCAATTCAGACTGACCAAATTGGGCAGCTGCTGTTTTGGACAGTGACTGAAGGTTTGCTGATCCTGCGCTATCATAAACCGAGTCGATAACGTTTTGGATTTCAACAAGCGATGAAGCGTTGTCCAGTGAAGTGGTGAAGGCATTCCAGAACCGTCTCAGCAAGAAGAGGATGGTTCTGAACTTCATCAGGGTCATTAAGAGACCTTGAGAATTGCTATTAGCCGACCTCATGGAAGATCCCATTTGGATAGCACCACTCGCTGTCTGCTTCAATCCAAGTGCCGCCAGACCACCATTCCGGGCAATATCAGCCAGATTTTGGACAAGCATTGCTGCCTCTGGATTGGCTGACACAGTACCTTGTAAAGCAACAAGCAAGTCATTTAACGCTATAGCGACATTAGGAAGGTCTGCCGCAAGTTGGGCATAATCCACTTTGCCAAGAGATGCCAGACCTCTTACGAGACTTGTGATGTTTTTAATAGTGGTCTCATTGCCAGTGGAAACAACATTGGTAAAGTTGTTTAACCCGGTAGCTAATTGCGTCAGATTTTGCTGTATTACAGTGAAGTCAGTAGAGGCGAAAGTCTTTACTGCTCGTGCAAGACTTGATATTTGAGCAGAAGGCAACTGAATATTGCTAATCAGTCCAAGTGCAGATGCAAGTTGACTGAATTTGCCAGATAAATCACCAGAACTTGTTAAAGCCTGACTGAGAGCAGGAAGAGCCTTTGCAAGAGTATTTACCGCATTGGCTGTATCTGTAACATTGACCCCTTTTAGTGTTGTCAGCCCGTTTGCAAGTGCTTGGAGCTGTGCAGACATTATGGTTACATTGGTTAATGCCTGATTAAGCGCAGGAAGAGCCTTCGCAAGTTTGGCAAGATTAGAAGAGGTAGCAGTGAGGTCAATACCACTAATCATCGAAACAGCTTTAGTCGCTTGTTCCATTCCAGACGCAATGCCAGAGCCGTTTGCAGATGCGCTATTTCCTAATGTGCTTATAGCATTGGCAAGTTTGGTGAGAGAGCTGCTCGCTTTGGTATATCCTGCGCTATTGACCGTGCGGACAGCCGAAGATAACACATTAAGCTGTCCAGACACCCTTCCTATCTTGTCGGTATATCCACTATTAAAACTGTCTAACGCACTATTAAGCCTTTCAAGGTTACTGATTAAGCTGTTTATGGCAGTGTCAGTACCTTTGGCTGTTGTCGTTATTTGCAGTTCAACAGCATCGATAACATTATTTGCCATTAAATCACCTGCCTTTAGTTATTGGTGATTGATAAGGTTAGCGATCCAACTCTAAGCGTTGAACCGGGAAAGTGATTAGGCAATCTTATTGACGTAAGACTGGATAGCCTCATTTGCTATAGCAGGATTCTTTGTAAAACCTTGCCTTCTAAGCCAAGCGATACGATTTTCCGTACCGTTGCCCGCATCACCATTGATGTATTTGTTAGCGTACTTCTTTACAAGTTCGTTTACCTTGCTTTGCACAGCTGTAGGATCATATCCCGCTTTCTTCAAAGCATTGACCCTGTCATCTCCATTGCCGTAAAGACCTTGCATGACATCCATTGCCACAGTCTCAATGTTGGAAGGAGCGATTGGTTTTGCAGGAGTAACTGGGGAGACATCCTCATCGGTATATTTGGGAGCAGCAAAACCTCTGATATATCTGCCGTTGATTGCCATATTCCTATAGCCAACAGCATCGTTCTTATTGCCTTCGATTACCCGAAATTCCCCGGCAGACTTATTAACAGATACAATAAGTCCAACATGGTCTGCCGTCCCGGTGTTATCACCACTGCCAGAAGTGTCTTGCCAGTCGTATTCGATGATCCAACCGGGTTCTGGTACAGTACTGTCTTTTTCAACCCAAATGCCCATTTTCTTTGCAAGCGCAATCTGTCTGGGACAGGAACACTCAATCGGGCAAAGGGACGCAAGACCCGCTTTGATAAAAGCAGCCGACACGGCAGTAGCACACCAACTATCCGAGGACGATACCCGGTAGTTCAGAGTACCGAACTTGACCGCTGTACTTAAGTACTTGTTATAGATATCGATAATCTCTTTGTGAGATCCGTCAGCCTCTTTCTTGCCGACCCACGACTCAAACACATCAATGACTACCTGTCTCTGGGAGACTTTGGCTGTATCTGTTTTGGTGCTGTTTCCGGGGTCGTACTTTCTAAGGCCGTAGGAGTTCACGAGATTCATGTTAGTCTGGACATATGTGGAAGATGTCGCATATCCATCAGACTTTATTTTTTGAAGATAAGTTTGCGGATCTGTCACACCTTTAAGGTTGTTATATCGTGTTCTTCCATCAAACAGGAAAATGAAATATCCTTTCACTCCTTCTTCCATGTTTTTGTACACACGAAAATTGTCCGTGATTGTCGTATGTACTCCGGGCGTATACTCTTCCCCGGTACGCATGCTCACGGACGAACCTTTCCACAGTGTTCCACACTTTAGACCGAAATAGTTATGATACTTGGCAGATAATTTACTCTTTCCCCATCCAGATTCACAGATGGCTTGAGCGATTATCGCCGAGTAACATTTCACCCCGTATTGTGGGGCGTATTTTGCAACGTACTTATAGATGTTATCTATAAACGTCTGTTGCTCTTTAGTTGCCACTTTTAGGATTGCTCCTTTCAAAGTTTGACTTCATAATGTTGAGGTTTGCAAAGAGCCTGTTTGTCTGTTCGATGATTTCTTCTTCACTTAATTCGATTTCGACTGTCGTACCAGACGTTATCTCATGGAACGGTTTATCGGGATAATCGTGCTTACCGTTTTTGTCCAGTACATTTCCAAGCGCAGTCATTAAGCCAACATAAAAGTATTTGCCAAGATTGTAAGAGTAATCATCAATCAGGTCACTCTTTAACTCAAAGCCTTTTGCATAACCTCGTACAACGGCAGGAGTCATATCCATCAGTTCCCTGTATCCAAAGCCAAATACAACGGCTTTTGGCAACATCTGATCCAAGACATAGGCATGGTATGATGGATAATCACTTGGACTCTTTACGCTTTCTTTGTTGCCCTTTTCTTCGGCTGTTCGTCCGCTGTCTCCGTCTTCTGAGAAAGGGTCTGAAAAAAACCAGAGTCCTCAATCTGGGCGGACATGACAGCACCGACATCCTCGAAGTTGCCACCATCAATGATGTGCTGTTCCATTTCTCGTCCCGCCTGTTCGGGAGTAATTTTGGCGGAGATGGCGATATAGCCACGGATCATAGACATGGGCATACTGGAGATGTTATCAAGGCTGAGTCCCATAGATTCAAGCTGACAAATTGTATTAAATGTGAATTCTGCAGCTTTAAAAGTTTTGCCGTTAACAGTGATTAATCTTTCCATTTAAAACCTTTCCCCCCTATATAAATAGGGAAAGGGACACCCCGAAGGATGCCCCTTATAAACATTAGACTTCTGGATATTTATCCGTATCAGGTATCTCTTCCGTACTTGGGAACTTACCCCTTCAAGCGGTAGGCTCGATGGCGGTAGAAGCGTCCTGATACTCAACGATGGTAAATGTCAGTTCCATCGTCCACGCCTCATTCTGTCCTGTCTCAGGAATAGGCAGATGCAGAGGCGGAGCAGCTACAACAAAGAATGCATTGGTCATATAAGGACTATAGACCTCAAACCACATCCTCTTGCCATCAGTAAGTGCCTGATAAGCAGAAATCATGGTGTTAAGTTGTGCGACAACTTCGTCATTTACATTAAAAGTGACAGTCCATTCTCCACCTGTGTCCTGTCTGCCTGCGGTGTACTTGGTGACATCGTCTTCAATCGCAGATACATCAATCTGCTCAGTAGACAGGGAAACACCACCGATGGAGTTAACCCTCTGAAGCCAAGTAAACGCAGTTGGTTTAGTCCCTGCTGTAGTTTCTACACCGTACCCTAAACGTACTTTGAGTGTGCTAAGTCCGGGGTTGGAAATGTTAGCCATGTTTATCTGTACCTTTCTCCGTCTAATTGTTGACGGATAGGATCACATCCCATATTTGATGTGACCGTTGTTATTATTCTCCAACTATGTCAAGGTCTCCAGAGCCTATCATTCGCCTGTATCTTGCCACAAGCCTTGGTACACCCGGTCTTGTAGCGGATGACTTCGGCGTGAAATAACACTCGAAAGATAACTCCTTCATTATTGACAGAGCGTAGTATGCGACTTCCTTTGATACATCTTCATCGTTAGATGTGACCTCAATCTGTACACGACAATACATTCCGTTAAAGTCACTACCTTCGAGATCCAACAGTGTTTCATCCGAGTCATGTTGGAAGAAATAGACCGTAGGAAACTCCGGGGAGTAGTTGCCTTCACGTTTTGTCGTGAATTGCATATGAGGATATTTCTCTCCGAGGTATTCTGTCAGCTTGGTTTTAAGGTAAGTAAAAATCCTCGCTTCTACCTCTGCGTACCATAATCGTGCCATTACTTGATGCTCCCGAAACTGTCTTCGGCAAATTTTCTATGCATAGCTATAATGCCTTTTATGCCAAATTCCATAGGCTCAAAAGGCTCCCAACCTACATATTCCTTGCCGTAATACCACCAACTATCACCCCTGTCCAAATACCTTGCTCCTTGCGGCCCAAGCGACCAAGAACCAATTGCAAATCTGGAATTGTCATACGATGTGTCATACTGTGTATGGGGTTGAGAACCAATACCGCCATTAAAAACGACACCAGTACCAAACTCAACAAACACAGCCTGACTTCCAACAAGTGATACAATTGTTGTAAGATTGCCTTTTGACTTAGAAGTCTCATGGCTAACAGTAAGCGGACTCCCATCCGGGAGAACGTGAACAGCGGATTGCGCTCTTATATCTATCAGCCTTTCAGCCTCATTGACACATTGCTCATGATAGTCATCAGTGGCTTTGTCTATCTTCTTCTGAAGTTTTTTGAGTTTATTGATGGCACTCTGTACGGATTTCTGAGAGAGTTGTACTTTTATAACACTCACGGTGTCTTTGTGATCCTTTCAAGGATGTATCTTGCCTCATTGATATTGGAAGTCGCACGTTTGACACGGTAATCAGCAGAGTCAATATCGACAGTGCCGTCCTGTTTAAAGACAGGTTCGGTCTCATCCCAGATGAGGGTATTCTCGTCAATCGGGAACTCACCTTTAAGGCATACAATCATTGCACCGAAAGTTTCGAAGTCATGACCATATTCCTGATATTCAACCTGTCCACCTGTTACGTAAATGTTGGCAAGAAATTTTACCGGGTCTTCGTATGAAAAGACCATATCCCCAGTCTCGGCAGGAATTCTTTCACCATTGACCGTGATGTAGATGATATTGCCATCTAAATCCCTACGATACTGGGGGACTTTTTCGCCTTGTCTGGAGTAGTAAAGCCACTTCTTATTCCGCAGAACTGTCCTCATGCTGTCCACCACCTAACTGGGTGTAACCCATAGCACGGTCTGAGTCCTCTATTCCTTCGGTAGTCGGGTCTACAACGATACCAAGAAGGACAAGAAGGTTAATTACAGCCGATGCCAACTGGATTACAGAGTCTTGTGAGATTTTTGGGACAACATCAAACAGTCCGAGGACTTGATATACAAGGGCAATCAGAGCCATAACAATGGCAGTGAGCGTCACCTTGTTTTGAAACCTTAGTTTCCAGTTAATCTTAATCATGATGTTCTCCTGTCATGGTGCTTAAACGCAAATCGGTGTTATCAATTCGTTTTTCAAGCGACCTGACTTCTCGTTCCACAGCAATCAAACGACCATCTTGCGCTGACAGTTCTTTTCGGAGAGTTTTGAGTTCTGTGTTCGACTCTTTGCCGATTCTGATGCTCTCATCCAACTTATAGTTGATACGAGCATTTTCCGCTGCCCTTGCCTCAATCTCCGAAGTGTCAACACGTTTCTCTTCTCTCGTACCTTTGAACACTGTATAACACAGTGCAAGGATACTGATGACAATGGGGATTATCGTTTGCCAAGGCATAGTTTATACTCTCCCATTTTTGAAAAGACGGCGAAGTTGCGTACCCACCTAATCGCAACCCCACATGGACTCCAGTATAGCCAAGGCATCTGCCAGAGTCCGCACTTATTCTCCTGTTTCGCCGATTTGTTAGTGAATCACGACAAGAGGAATGATGCCGTTATACAGCCTTCTCCTGTCAATATAGGTTCTGTTCGTACCACCTTCGTAATGGTACGATTCGCCTTCAGCACCGATGATGTTGTAGTCATAAAGAGCGATGTCCCTAATATTGGAGTAGTAGTTTTCAATGTCCTCTTCGATCTGGTCGATTGAATATCCTGCCCCAGAGTAGTTCCTTGCCCTTTTTACAGACTTGATAGCCTGACGGATTTTTCTTCTCAGCATCTGATCTGAGTAACCCGGCTGTCCTGAGACCTCATCGTGCAGATCCTCAAAGAGTTCGTCCTCTAACTCTCGCATATACATGAGACATCACCACCTTACTTCTTAGCAGTTCTTTTTGCTGTAGACCTCTTCTTGACAGGCTTATCAACGATGTCTTCGCCTTCTTTGTGGTTGCTTACAACCTCTTTGGCCTCAACCTCTGTCTGAGTTTCCTGAGTCTTCTGCTGTCTAAGCCGAACGACTGCTCTGTGCATCATCATGCCCATAAAGCCAACCTCAGATTAGGCTACACTCAGCTTGATGATCTTGTTTTCATCGTACAGATAAGGAGCGAAAATCTTACTGCCGATGATGAAGTTGGTCTGGCAAAGTTTATCACGGTCGAACTCAACCATTGTGCCACGCTTGGTGTAGATAGCAAGCGCACCGGGCTTGACAATGTAGGCTTCTTGTGCAGAAGCGGTTGTCGCTTCGTAGTAATTGCCAATATCGGCAACATCAGGGGTTGCAACAGCAGTGTACTTGTCATCAGCACCTTTGACATAATAGGTCTTGGAAGAGTTGATAGCCACATCGCTTGTCTTGGCATATGTAGTCCTTGATACAGATGTCAGTCTGTTGGAAACAACGATTTCACATCCGTGAATCATTCCGACAGAACCACGAATGATCCTCTCGGCAGCCAGTTCTGTTCCGGGAATCCAACCATTAGCTTTACGGATAGCACCGTAAAGAGCAGGGGAGCAAAGCAGGACTTTCTCACCGTCAATGTCCTCGCCGAACTTGACCAGAGAATCAGCAATGTCATCACCGATAGTTGCGGTGGCAACACTATCAGTCAGAGTAGCACCACCCATAGCGGTGAGCAGATCGCCTTCAACCTTATCGTTGATTGCAAGCATGACCTGTTTTGCGGCCTCTTCAGCGATGTCGTTGTTGTACGCAGACAGCAGAGCCTCATCGGTAAACTCAACAGCCTTACCGATTTTGGAGACCTTTACTCTCTTTGTACCCTGAGTGATGCGGGCGATCGGAATATCCGCACCTTCCGCAACAGCACTCGCTGCACCGATAAACTGATAAAAAGGTAACGTTACTTCGTCACCGGGTCTGCCGACCAGAGTGTTATCAATCCTTGCCAGAGGGGCAAAACGAATCTTGTCGATATACTTGGTTTCGATATAGTCTGCAATAACTTGGGGATCAATAAGATGCTCAAGCATTGTTGCATTTACACTTGCGGGCATTTATACCTCTTTTCTCCGCTTAGTTATCAGCGGTAAGTGTGTGCCATCCAAACTGACACACAGTTTTTAGCATCATTTGTTGCCGACAAGCCTGTTGTATGTTTCGGGATCTTCCCGGTAGATTTTTGTCCTCTCTTGGAGAGACATGGAATCAAACTGTTCTTTTGTGATAGAAGCGGAAGAACCATTGCCGATATTTGCATCGGGCATCGACTTCATCCATTCAGCTTTTTCGGCTTTTAGACGAGACTCAAATACCTGATTCTCAATCTTAAACAGCATCTCGTTGTCGTTATCCGCAAGTGCTTCTGCAGCTTGCTTTGCGAGGTCGATAGGGTAGCCATTCTGAATGTAGCTATCTTTATACTCGCTGACGAGTTTATACCGCTTTAAGTCGGCAAGTTCAGCGTCACGCTTTGCTTGCTGTTCGGCCTTTTCAGCGTCCAGAACTTCTTTCTCCGACTGTGTAGACCTGTATTTCTTTTTCCACTCAGCTGCCTCAGATGCGTTCTTATCTGATAATCTCTTCATCTTTGCAAGTTCAACCCGGAGAGAGCTGATTTCGTCTTGCGATACCTCTTTTGTTTCTACGCTATCCGCAGTTTCAGCCTGATTGGTTGCCTGAGTATCATGTTCTGTAGTTGTATTTACTGCTTCTTGATTGATTTCTGCCATTTAAAGTCTCCTGCGATTAAGGTCTTCTCTGACCATCTCTTGATTGTTGCGATTAGTGTCTTCCCTGACAATTTGTGCGATTAGTGTCTTCTCTGACATATATTTTAAAAGACTTCTGTGAGTCTTTATTAACTGTATTCCAACCAACAACGGCAGTTGTCAATTTCGTCTGGACTTGCCCCGAGACTTGTGTCTCTTGGATACATGAGCAAGCTGTCACCAACCTCGAACGCCTCATTGATTGGTATTTCAAGTCCGTCCACTTCTCTATGGGTATCACGGACTCTGTTATCCCCAACTGTTACCCAGATTTTGTTTTGGTATCCCGCCTCAATAGCCTCTTCCATTTCCTCGCAGCCAACGACAGTGTTTGCCTCGTTTTCCGCTATCGCCATTGCCCTGTCCTGAGATGTCCAGTACGATTTTGGTATGCCGTGCGAGACTACGAAAGCTTCTTCTGTGTCTCTGGAATCCTGCTCTGTCTGAAGGTTATTCAGATCATCATATTGTTGGAGATTTCTTCTAGTAACGTCATTTAAGGCATCAGCAAACTCGTATGCCCTATTCCTGAGTGCTTCACTATTCCCGAATAGACGGATATACTCCCCGACAAGAACTTCTCTTGCAACACCGAATCCATCAGTACCGATGCTCCTATACTGCTTTAGGATCTCAAAGTAGAGCATAATGATGTCTTCGATATCTTTCGCAGCCTCTATCCTTCTGCGCTCACGGTCATCAGGCAGACCCATTTCGCCGAACCACTTCTTGTAAGGTATAGAGATCCGTCTCATCTAAAGCCTCATTTCATATTAGGCGAATTTTGCTCTTGGTCTGAATTGTCTCCTGACATCCTGTCCCTGTTAGGAGAGAAGTTGTCATCGTTCTGGGTATTGGTATTACTGTGCCAGTTGTACGTCCCTGTTGTATTCCTCGCCATCTGGGTTTGTTTTTCAAAGATTGACTTCTGGTATTTGTCAATCAGCGACTTAGAATCGCTGTATACTTGCATTGGATCATCAAACATGTTGACCGTCTTGATTGCGCTCAGACCATCAATACCGTGTGCCACCAAAGTGGCGAAAGCATTAGACTTGGTCGTGAGTTCATAGGTTCTCTGACGCTTGATGTTCGGCATAACGTCTATTGCCCGAAGTTTGAGCAGAGGACTGTCTGCCGGGACATCTGGGGATGCCTTGATTGCCTTGAGTACAGCTTTGACTTCCTGCATCTTGGCAGTCTCCATGATAGCCTGTTGCTTACAGGCCGCCGTCTCAGCTGCAGACCACCCGGAAGAATCGGAAACAGCAATGCCTGTCGCTCCGTTGATATCGTCCGTCCTCTGAGGCACGTTACATTTCTGAAGGATGAGACTCCTTCTTGATATAATATTGTTGAGCATGCCTGAGTAGTCATATGGCACTACCAGAGGAGTCGCTGTAGGTGTTTTGCCATCCGCAGTTGTTTGTGCCGCCAACCAGTCGCCGTTCTGTGGTGTTTCAGTCTCTCCCGTATCAGGGTTTACCGGGAAAGCAACATCAACAGTGAACCAAACAGCCTGAGTGTTCTGGTCAACTTGGTTAGAGAAGTCGGAAACCAACATGTTAAGGTTGTTACATTCCGGGATCTGACGCTCGAAACATCCTTGCCCATCATGTGAGCGATTCCACTCAATGATAGGTATCATGCCGAGGTAGTTAAGTGATCCAGAATTCTCTTCCTGTGACCAACCATACTCATCAGCGGAAGGGCCATCTGCTAACAATGCGGAAAGGTTCTTTACCTCAAACCGTTGCTTGTCCGTATAACAGGTAAAGTAAATGTTCCCCTTCGTATCAATGCGGAAAGTAACTCCAAGTACAGGTCTTCTGTCAACATATCTGGAAGACCTTACTATGAAGGCGAATCTGGGGTCTAACGCCTGTACCGTGAAGTAAGGTTCTCCTTCACTCCAGTTTTTATTGATGTCAACAAATGTATAACCTCTACCGCAGATTTCAACGAACCTTCCAAGCCTCTGGGTCTTGTCTTTATTGCCGTCAATCTCGTATTGCTCGTTAAGTTGGGCGATAGCCTCAACCTCATCCTCTGTCCCAGAATCCTTCTCGCCTCTTCTTATAAGGGTAATAGGATATCCCCAGTTGAAGCCGAGTTTGAACTCTGTGATTTCGTTTGCTACGTTATCAACGGTATGATGGTCGATGTCCGGGCGGATTGTCTTTTTGCGGTAGAACGGTTGCTCTCCCGCATCGTACTTGAGAAGGAAGTTGCAACTCTGGGCGTTCTTGACATGGACGACATACGACTCTCTTAAGACCTTTATGATATTGTCTGATGTGATCTGCGGGACATCCGTATAAATGTCATAGCGTCCGTAGTGCATTAGTAAAACCTCATTCCGCTAATTGTGTTCCGCTCTGGGTATTTGCGGATAAATGTACTCCTGCTTTCAACTTCATAAAGCACCGCTATTCGGCACTTTTTACAGGCACATAAGATGTCCATGCTGCCTTTTCCATCGTAAAAGCCGATTCGCTCTTTACATTTTGGGCAGTTGATTGTTCGTTTCTTTTTCATTGCATAAGAAAAAGCCGAGCCAGAAATCTGACTCAGCTTAGATTTTTACAGTATAACATGTAACACTTATTTTACTATTTGTCAATAACCAATAAACTGTGTGTTTACTATCAGTAAACTTGCTTTAACTATTAACTTTCGAGATATGTAGACCCGAATTGTGCTTCAAAAGCAGCCAATGCGTCTGAATGCGTCCTATACACATGCATTTCAGAATACGATAAATCTTCTGCAATCTCTTTGTAATGCAAGCCTTTTACATATCTCAAGTACAGGACGTCGCTATGAGACGGCTTTTCCAAAGAGTTGATCTGGCTGATAATCTTTGTTCTGAGGTCTAAATACTCGCCTATATAGCGCAGTGCTTCTTTTTCGGCATCAACAATTGCGGTTGCTGAGTTGCCTACCCGGTCTTTTGTCCCGGAAGTCTGCACTCTCTCCTTGGTCATATCCATACCAATATTTACAGCGACCTCTTTGAGCCTGTTTACCTCATCAGTCTTTCTGTCGATTCTTCTATCAATGATGCGTATCTGTCGTAAATATTCTTTTGTTGTCATGCTTAAATGGGAGACCTAAATATTTGTGTCGGTTTTATTCTCTCTTTTCTTGCGATATACAGAGAGAAGTTTGCAAGGCCATCAGGGACATCGTCATTCAAATTTTTTCCTGCAATTGAATAGCTAAGAAGGAAGGACATCATAGCACCATAGTCATCCCTTCTTGTGTACAGTTCCTTTATCTTAAAGAGGCAGTGTTGCTTAACCCAGTCCGAGTTAACAATAATCCTCGTTTCTTTATTAGTCTCTGTAGCTTTAGATGTTATATTACATCTTCCGCCTACAGCCTGTACTCTCGTATTTACCTCAAAGGCGATTCTATCACCCCCGGCGTTTGACTCGAATTCGCATTGTTGGATATTGTGTTTAAGAACCATGTCGGTAAGTCTTGAGTACTGACGGTTGAAGTCTGTGCTGTTGTCACAGATACAATCGACCAGATAAAAGTCAGTGCCATATTGGTAAAAGACGGGCATAAACATGTAGTCTATACCTGTAGATTTGGTATCACAGACCGCAATGATAGCATCTGGCTCTGTTCCGGGAATGTCAGCAAATCGTCTTAGTTCATCCTCGTGGTAGAGCAGACCTTCACGTTCGATGGGTTCGTTCTTATACAGGCACTTGTAGGATATCTCATCCATTGCCATTGCCTGACCGTTGAAGAACTCTGTGGACATTCCGTTGTACTTGTAGTCGAAGTTCGACTCTCCAGTAACAGGGTCGATGTCTGGGATAGAGATGAACCTTGCCCTGTCGCTGTCTCCATAGAGGTTCTGCAGCCGACCAATCACATCCACGGTACTCCATCTTGTGGCAATGTGGATTTCTTTTACCTGTTCATTAAGTTTCCTTTGCCTTGCATCAACAGAGTAGATATTCCATAACTTATCCAGAAACGACTTGTTAAGAGCCTCTTGTATTCCAGCAATCAAGTCATCGACATACAGGTAACGGTTGCATCGTACAACACCCGCATTGCTCGAACCTCTTGATGTACATTGAAGGTTGGCAAAAGGCTTATAATTGTTGAACATGATTGTCTGTTTCTTGGCATTTGAACCAAGGAACCTCACATCCGGGAATATCTCCCGCCAATTATATTCTGGCGAAGTTGTTATATCAAGAACACCCCGGTAGAACATGTCTGTGATGTCAGATGAGTGGGAAAAGAACAGGCTATAGTCTTTTGGATGCCTTCCAATGATCCATGAGGCGAAGAACTTCTCACAGGTTGTGTTATGCGTGATAACATAATTGTCAGTGATATATAGATGTGAGGGGTCGTCTATCAGGATACACTTGCAGTCTTCTTCCTTGATATATTCGACCTTAGAAATAAACCTTTTTATGGACTTTCTCTTTGGCTTATACACCTTTTTCTTCCGCTCAAGCCAGAAGATATCATCCATTTGGCTGTTGAATTGGATGATCAGGTTGTAAACATCATGACATTTCTTGTAATCGCCATTCTTGTCCTTGTATCCTGCCTTGCTCTTTTTGCAGGACGCATATCCGCCAAGAGAATGGACAAGTTCTACTACATCTTTCGCCAACTGCTCAGAAATCGTAGAAAACGAAGCATATCCCTTACTGGCAGATCCATCAGTGTCGAGTAGTCCTCTCAGCAGCCACAAACGTTGTTCATAACTTGCGTACAGGTATTCCTTTGGAATGAACTTATCCACGCTCTTCTTCCAGAGAAGACCTAATCTGTCAAGTTCTTGATGGACAATGCTTGCCTTTCCAGTTTTTCCATTTACACTATACGTGCATCTATCGTGATGCTTGAGGCAATATCCGTCTGGCAACAGTTCTGAGACGAATTGAACCATCTCATAATCATTCGATGACAGCATCGCATATCCTTGGCTCAGTCCGCCGTCACCTATCAGAGTGCCAACGACATACGGATGAAGCAGAAAATCCTTTTTATGGAAATCAATCTTCGGAACGTAATCAATGGAGTAATTCTTCCGCCTTCCGTTTTCGACATACAGTTGACCTATCATGTCTTTTAGTTCTACGTCCCTGTATTTGCCTACTTCCCTGTCGTACCTTGTCTGGACATGCCAGATATGGTTGTCGGAACATCTCACCTTAGAACCGTCATCAAACGTCACTTCATAGATTGGGCGCTTTTTGACCTCTGACTGAGAAATTACCGTGGCTACTTTTCCAGTGCCAGATATTACTTTTGAGCCTATCTTGATGTCTCCCATCCGCACGAACCCGTCAGGTGTAAGTACCTTGGAATACAATGGTTGACATTTCTGAGTTCCGGGAGGCATTGAAATCGTAAGTAAATCAATCTTGTCATCCTCGAGATCCTGCAACGCCTGTATGATGCCGAACTTCTTGAACTGCTTGATTTTAGGCTCGTAAAACTTCTCCGAGTCTTCTCTGTCTTTTTCAAGGTACAGGAGATAACTTTCGAAAAGATACGGTGCTTCAAGTAACAGTGTTGACTCAAAGATGTTCTCCGCTTCTTCTGCCAGAGCTGCATCCCCCATCATTTGGACGCAGTACTTTTTTACTCTTGCTGTTTTATCAAACCAGAAATCATGGTCAAACCCTCGCCTGTTCTGGGACTCATGGATACAGCAGTCAAACAGATCCTTTACAAGTTCCAGAGAGACACCTTCCGCACATATCTTGGCATCGATGGCATCAGCAATCTTCATATACTCTGGCTCATCATTCGGGAATGGTTTAGGTCTTGGCATGCAAATAAAAAAGCACCTGTCAGTTAAGACAGATGCTTACTCCTTATCCTCTATTACTCTTTTTCTTCTTGGTTTCCTTGGTACTCTTGTCGTTTGCCAGTTCTTGAACTCATCCTCATCCCAATCATCGATCATGACTCCTTCCGGGAACGGTTGCATGTTGAGAACCATGTTCATGTATTTCTTGAGCGTTGGTGGTGATACCCGGCATTTCCGTGCATACTCAGGGAGACTGATCTCACAATTGCACCACTCTTCCCATCCTTGTACAAAAGCCATATAGCTTATTTGTTTCTTTTTCCGTGCCACATTTACTCCTCTTCCGAGTCTGTTAACAGGGAATACCCTATCATATACATCTTTTGGTTTATAGTTAGTGTTATTGTAAAAGCGTATTTAAGGTGTACCATCACTGCAAATGCGAACAAAACATCCTCGTGATCGTCTATAGCAATGAACAAGCCTTCGTATTCGAAGATTGTTGGCATAACGTACACGATGATAAAGACAACAGCGACAGTGACCAAATATGGAAATAACATCTAACATACCTTCCTGACTGCCCCTACTGGATTCGAACCAGTGCATACAGGAGTCAAAGTCCTGTGCCTTACCGCTTGGCGAAGGGGCAAAATCTATCTAAAAGCAAAACAGCACCCGGTTCTCACCAGATGCCGTTCGCTGAAAGGAGAATAACAAATATGAAATATATAGAAAAGGGTTGTCCCTATTCCTCAATGGTTATCGGCAAGTACCTGTCGCAGTTAATGGTCTTCACCATCGCTTCTACAGGAGTCATGCCTACACAGTCCATAAGGTTCTTAAAGGCTGATGTTGATGATCCAGAGACTAACTGTACACCCTTCTGCCCAGAACGGATATGGTAAGTATCCTTCCGGGAGTCAACATTCCAGAAGACAACATTCGGCAGTTCGTATCCGTGTCCCGCAAACTTCTTTGCCATGCTGTCGTACATGAAACCGTATGTACACTGGTTGAATTCCATGTCAGAGATGATGACCAGTGCTTTAGGCATCTCGTCAGCAGGAACGTTATTCTTGATGGCAATATCGAGGATTCCATCAAAGGCAGCTTCAATGTTCGTATCGTTCTCCCAGTCAGAAAAGTCAATAGAGTTGATTTTCTGCCGAAGGGTATCCCCTTTTAGTTTGTGGATTGTAGACGTTCTGGAGAAAGACATCCAGAGGTTGTGGTATGCCCCGGTATTTCTCTCGGCAAAGTAGATAGCAAGACCTATTGCTGAGCTGATTGGTCTTCCGTGCATAGACCCAGATGTATCAGCGATCACAATGGCATTAGAGCCTTTTTCGACATAGTCGGGGAGTTGTTTCCACTGTGCTTCAAGTGTGTTGTCTAACGGATTTACCCGCAGGCCCCAACCATAATAGGTGTAACGCTCAATGATGTCGTAAGGGTACAGGGTTGCCGAATTGATTTTCACCTCGCCATTCGCTGCCTTAGTGACAAACTCTCGATACCTATCTCCATCATGCCTTGAAAAAGCATTCCTGTAGAGTGTGGATGCCCTTGACGGTACTTCCTCGTACTTTATCTCATTCCACTTCTTGGCCGACATCAGCGACTCTGTTACATTGATTCGCCTTCTAAGCGCACGGATGATCCGTTTGAAGTGATACACAGTGTAACCGAGTTTTTTGGCAGTCAGGATACCGAGCCTTCTGGTTTCTTTTGAAGAGGCATCCGGGGTCTTTATCCACTTTGCCAGAAGGGAGACATTCTTACCGTCAGCGAGAGCAAAGCAGTCCTTCTCAAGCTGCTCGTTCATCAGTCTCCACATATCGTCCTCAAGCGGAGTCCCGATAAAGGAGTACATATCATCCCATCTGCCGTATTCCGGGACGAGGTGCATGTTTGGCTTGATTGCCGATGGGTGGTTGTTTGCCATGTACTTAAGGAGAGTTCTAAAGGTCTTTCTCTCTCCAAGGCCACCACGGATGTCTCTTCCGTAGAAAACAATCTTTGTGGCAAAAAGCGGATCAGCTTTGTAAGCGCAGTCAAACAGACGCTCGATTCTCGCATCATCTGCGCTCCTCAATGCTCCTATTGTGGAGTAGAGGTCTAATAAAGCATCATCAGTTGTGTTGTAGGCTAACGCACCGTTTTCTGTGTGAGTAACCTTGGACGCTTCGTCCAGTGCTGTCGCAAAGTTCATTAACACCTTCTTTCTCATGACTCGTTTAGTAATAAGCTGTCTACCAAGTATTTGCTGTTAGAGTCACATAAACGAAAACAGGACACCAAATAGCTGAGTCTGGAAAGGACGTTCGGCTTTTTAAGGTTCTAACTTGTTCTATGTTTTGTGTATGTGTTGCTGTGGGTGTCCCAGATCCTTGGACAGGACTCGAACCTGTAACTCTTCCGTGTAGGGGAAAATCATTTTGCTGTCAGTGTCATTCGTAGGTATGACACATTAACGTTTTTCCAATTAAACTACCAAGGATAAAGCATACTTAACGGTGATGCTAACCGTCCAACCGAAGTCGGAAGTGATTGTCAAAAGAAGTCCGTCAGCATGCTTCAAGCCTTGAAACGACAATCTTGTTTCGAAAACCCCGGAACAGTTTTTTA